ACTAACTTATCGATAGCATCAGCAAGAACTCCATCAGACATTAAATTCTCACACAAGTTAAACCATGCCGTTCTGCTTCCATTTTTGAATGCATTGATTGCATTGGTCCATGTACTGATATCAGCACTTTCAATGCGGGAAGGGCGAACAGTAAGCGTTTGCATTACAACTTTAGTTCCGGAACTTTGTAAAGGCTTATCTAAGCCGATCGGATTTGTGTTTTTTGCCATGATTATACGTGATTAGTCCTTTTTGGATTACTTGTTACTAAATAGGGCAAATTGTCATTAACTCCTGATTCATTCAATTTTATTGTCAAATCAGGAATAACATTACCCTTCTGAACTTCTTTAAGCCATGCTACAGCTCTGTTATATCTATTCTCACGAAGTTGCATATCAGTATTAACATTGCAGATATTGACAAAATGCCAAACGGCAATGTCCTTAATGAATAGCATCAGTAAAGAATTGCGTTCGGTGTCTGTTTTAGCCAATTCGGTCTGCATATCAAAACCGGTTAAATAACCCTTTGCTTCTTTGACAGCTGCATCTATGGCAAATTCTAAAGCCGTGTCATCACCATCGCTAATGACTTCGATTTGTACCGCACCCAAATGGGTAGTTATTTCGTCTGCTGTTACGTATGCCATAGTTGTAATAATTAAATTAATGATTCAGAATTATATTTTTCGATTACTGAACTTAGGATGTGTGTTTACTCCGGTTTGTGTATCAAAAAAGCAGTTTTTTGATAGTATACCTGTATTTTCCCGTTTGGATATTAAACCCTGATTTTTCATTCTCTGAATATCATCGCGGGTCCATACCCTATATTCATCAAAAAGAAATACCCGGTAGCGTCTTCCATCATTTTCTTTTGAAAGTTTTTTAGCTTCCCGACATGCTTTTCTGAAATACTTAAATCCCGTAAGTTTTTTAGCCCGACGTAATTTGCGACGATAACTCATCGCTTTAAAATAGTTTAATAGTTTTTTCATTTGTCCGTGTGTTACTGATTTATATTCGTTTTTTATTGGTAGACTTACTCCATGACTTCCAGTCACCTTGTGACATTGTTGCAATCTTTTGATTCAATATCCAGACTCCACCCTCAATAGCATCGGGCCCATCTGCCGGTGCTTTGAGTTGCATGGTAAAAAGGCGGAATTGTTCAGCCAGGCGAACCATGTTCGGATTGTCTTTTTCATCAACATTGAAAATGAGTTGTCCGTCACGATTAAGAGGTTCCAGTGTTCCCTCTATTCGTATTTCCTTAGCCGGCTTTTTGCGATCATCAGGCGTGATACTTATAAATCCTTTTTCCTTCCCTTTTGCCAGGAATAGCGGCTTAAATACCTGTTCATAAAAAGGGTCCTGAAGTGTATTATTTTCAACATAATAATATACTGTTGTACGACCTTTTACATAGTCGCGTAAATCATAAAACCAATCGACAAAAACAGCATTGTTTACTTGATCCAGGAACCCGGTATATATGTAAAATTTACCATCCTTATACCCGATGATAAAAATAGCCTTGAAACTAACGCCTTTCTTTTGTTTGTCCTTGTTGGATGGTGATGGATCAGCATAACCAACTACATACGGCATAGATGATAATGGCGGACATTTTGACCAGGTTAGTTCTTTGAATATATCACCCTCAGTTAATGGACAGTTGAATGCCTCTTGCATGGCAATCCGCGTTGATATGTTGGCCAAAACGATATCAATCATTTCTTCCGTATTTTTCGCCGGCCAAACACTTTTCCCGTATCTATAATCATTCACCGGATCCGGTTTTTTTATATTGACCATCCTCAGATTAATAATGTCGTGATGCCTTGCTTTTTTAGCACACCGTTTTACACAGCAGTTTTCAGCTATTATATTTCCAAGTACCAGGAATAATAACGGTGTTGAAACTGACCGTGTAAAGTATAACGCACCTTCCAACCAATCCATCCGTTTATCAATGGTTGCTGAGTTCTTACAATCCTCATCCGTATCCAAGTCGGTACATATTATTGAATCGGGCCGAAGCTGTTCGTTTTTCTTGCCGCGTGGACTTTGACCGGCACCAATAGCAACGTAACGGGCACCACACTTTGTCGTGATATCTCCATCTTCCCAATTGCCAAAGCTTTTTTGTTCTCCATAATATGCTATTATACGCTGATTACTTTCGTAATTAATCATATAAGGCTTTAATAGATCACAAGCCGCATCGTAAGAACTTGAAACGAAAAGAGTAAATTTTTTCTTACCTGTCAGATTCAGGTAAAACATCAACATCATCGTTACTGTATCTTTCGCAAGTTCACGCGCCCAGGATACAACCTCATACCATTCCGGATTAGCATTGATACGTGCGATATAATCTAAATGAAATGGGGCGAACTCCGAAGTAGCGTAGTTCGGAAAGAAATACTTCATCCATTCGACAGGACGTGCCTCGAGATACAAACGATGCTTTTCAATATCCGCTGTCGTTTTCGCGTATTCAAGTGCCGTTCCGGTAATGAGTGCCTTCCGGTATTCGTCCCATTCCTTTAGTGCTTGTTTTTCTGCTTGCTTAGCCATTCCAGAAAGGGTATTATTTTAATGTGGATTTTATAAATGCGTTGAAAATTTCTGAAACTTCTTTGGCTTTTTCGATATCCACCTGGCGTAACCATTCGAGTAATTTGATGGATACATTTATTACATCCACCACCCCACATTCAACCTCCAAAGCATTCAGGTCGGCAACTAACCGGCGACGTATATTTGATTCCTCCTTAGATGGGAACCGATAGTTTTCACCACGACCATTGATAAGATTATCCATCTCTGTCAACTGATTGATAGTTGAACGATACCGTTCATCCCGCGTCACAGAAATAGCTTTCCGATAATCTTCCCAATTATCCAAACGAACCCATTTACTAATAGTGACCTCACTCACGCTAGTTTTTGCAGAGATTTCTTTTTGGGTGAGTTTATCATGGACGAAGAGCATTTTTGCATAATCATAGAATGCCTTCGTTTCTTGTTTCGTCCTTCTCTTTGCCTTTTCTGCCATAATGACCGTATTAATTTCAAGCAAAATAACAGTATTTAAAGCTATATAAAAAAAATAGTTGACAAAATGGCAGTACTTTTTTTATTAATTGTTTTTATCCAGTTTCTTTGCATCAACAAATAATCAGAAACAATTTTAAGTCTTATTCAAAACCTGATAAAAACTATTTAAATGGATCCAATCACATTTATTTTACTCGATAACACGAAAACAACCTACGGAATAAGCGTATTGGTAGATGGTGTAGACATTGATCAGTTTAAGGTAAATCCGGTTATGTTTTATCAACATAATGATTGGAATATGCCGGTAGGTAAATGGGATAATGTTCGGAAGTTAAATGGGCAGTTGCTTGCAGATGCGATATTTGATGAAGATGATACGGATAAGGATGTAAAGCGAATGATCAAAAAAGTTCAAAAAGGATTTATCAAAATGGCATCCTGTGGACTTGTAGATTTAGAAACTTCTATTGACCCGGCTGATCCGGAAAATGGTTATGTCGTAACAAAATGCAGACTACGTGAAGCTTCTATAGTTCCTCTGGGTGGAAATTATAATGCATTGCGCCTTTATGATAAAAATGATAAGGAAATAGATCTGCAAAACGACAATTTGAAACTATCTGACTTTATTAAAAAACAACCAAATATTGAAATTATGGACAAAGAATTATTGGCATTATTGAACCTTTCCGAGTCTGCCACTCCCGCAGAACAAAAAGCAAAGGTTGAGCTTCTGTTATCTGATAAAAAGGCAGCCGATGAAGCTCTTGCAGCAGAAAAAATAAAAACTGCTACAATTGAAAGTGAAAAAACGACTCTTAAAACCAAACTGGATGTAATCGAACTGGCTGATAAAACGGCAAAAAAAACAGCTTTCGATTTGGAATTATCTGAAGCATTTAAGGATGGTCGGTTAGATGAAAAACCGGAAGGAGATAAAGCCACTCCCGTAAAGGATTCATTTATTAATCTTTTTGATAAAGATCCTGAAATGGCTATGACTGTCGTAAAGTCATTAGCAAAACATAGCCCTGGTTCTATGAATCTTACCGATACGGCACCTGCCGGTGAAACTGCATTTCAAAAACGTCAACGCGAAATAGAGGAAGCAGCTGCCGCTAAGAAAGCAAAAAAATAAAGCGAAAGCTTAATTCAGATTTTAAGGTATAAAAAAGAAAATAATAATAAACAAATTTTAGAACGATGAAAACATTCAGAGTCATTATCTCTCTCCTGGCTATGATAGTATTTAATACTATCGTAAGTGTAACGGTTGCTTCTGCTTCCGGATTTGATCCGCTTGTATTTTCGATAGGCGGTAACATTGTTGGCTTTGCAGCCATATTTTATAAACCTCTTACATTGTGTTTGCCGATGGCGGTTACCGTTACTTCAGCTTATGCAGGTGAAGTGCTTGAACAGTTATTGGTTCGTGCCACCACAGGCAATGAAATTGTAGCCGGAGGACATATACACGTACAACCTAATGTGCTCAAAAAGTTTGCTATTCCGCGCCTGAAAGCAGGTAAAATGCTACAACGACGCATTGAGCAGCCGGTAGATTCCGATAGCAAAGGAGGATTTACAATTGATGAAAAAAATCTGGAACCAAAAGATGTTATGGCATTCACTACATTTAATCCCCGGGTTTTTGAATCAATATGGAAACCGTTCCAACCTACCGGTAATTTAGTTTTCGAGCAACTGCCGGCTACGGTTCAATCGGCTTTATTGGCCGAACTGGCAAAAGTAGTTGACTTTGAATTAGGTGGTGAGTTTATTAATGGTGTATATCACGCAACTGATGTTGGTAAATATTTCGATGGTATTCTAACCAGAATTGTAGCTGATAGTGATGTGGTTGAAATTGCAACTCCGGTTGCTTTAGTTCAATCGAATATCATCGCTAAAATGAAACTGGTTCGCGCAGCTATTCCGAAAGCTATAAAAAAGAATCCGAATCTGAAGTTATTCATGTCGATTGAAGATAGCGAAAGCTATGAATATGAATTGACCGATAAACCATCAAAGGGTGCTGATTACAGCAATATGAATCCTGAACGTTTTAAAGGCATTCAAATTGTTGCCCTGGCTGATTGGCCTAAAGATGTAATTGTTGCAGCTGTTACTACTACCGGTATTGATTCAAATTTTTGGGCAGGTGTTGCCTTAGCAGATGATGCAGAGGCTATTCAAATTGATAAACTGACCACTGCCGGTGAAAAATACTTCTTTAAAATGTTGATGAAAGTTGATACCAACATTGTATACGGTGAAGATATCGTATTATATGATGGCCGCGAAGCAGCTATTGCTGCCGGATCAACTGACTTAGATGCATTGGTTTTGTCTGCCGGTGAAATTG